ACTAGCGACTGATATTCCAGCAGGTACTCACACAATCAACAACACGTTGATTCTTAAAAATGAAACTGTTGTTGTTGGTAATGCCGAATCAAGTGCAACACCGTCAAATGGTACTATTAAAGGAACGGATGGCTTTGGTACTGACGTAGCAGGCGGGGACTTGACACTTGAAGCAGGTATTGGTACAGGTGCAGCAACAGGCGGCACATTTACTGTAAAAACTGGTGAAACAAGCACAACAAGTGATTTACAACAAACATCAACTGTACGTCTAACAATCGACACATATGGCGATACTGATATCACTGGTTACACAGACTTTACTGATACAACTGCAATCAAAGTACCGCTTGGCACAACTGCACAACGTCCAGGCGAAGCAGGCATACGTGTTCCTGTAACAACTGGCCAGATACGCTTCAACTCAACTGACGTAGCATTTGAAGGTTACGACGGTACAGCATGGGCAACACTAGGCGGTGTTAAAGATATTGACCAAGATACATTTATTAGAGCAGAAACTGCTAGTGGTGACGACAATGATGACTTGGACTTCTTTACTGCAAACGTGCAGCGTATGCAAATTGATGAGAATGGTGATTTAAAATTTGGTGATGCACTAGATAAAGTTACTATTGCGTTTACCACTGGTAACACAACTATTGCAGGTGATTTGGTTCTCACTGGAGACTTAACAGTCAACGGTACAACGACTACATTAGACACTACAACATTAATTGTTGAAGATAAAAACATTGAACTAGGTAATGTTGCTACACCAACAGACATTACTGCAAACGGCGGTGGTCTTACACTGTTAGGTGATACTAACCATACAATGTTGTATAACACAACCAACGGCGCTTGGGAGTTTAGTGAAAACATCAACGTTGCTAATACTAAAGTATATCGTGTAAACAATGCAGATGTGTTGAGTGCAACGACACTAGGTACAGGCGTTGTTAACAGTAGTTTAACAACAGTTGGTGCTCTTGCCGCTGGTAGTATTGCAAGCAGCTTTGGTAACATTGATATTGGCACAAGCACATTTACTGGTAACGGTAGTGGACTAACAACACTAAATGCAAGTGAGTTAGATTCGGGCACAGTTGCAGGAGCACGATTAGGCGGTGACCAAACAATGGCCGGTGTAAAAACATTCAGCGATACAAGTGCAGCAACTAACACTACAACTGGTGCTGTACGTGTAGGCGGCGGCATGGGTGTTGTAGGTGACTTGTATGCAGGTTCACTTAACACGGCAGACGGTAGCGGTATTGACAATCTTAATGCTACAAACTTGGATCAAGGTACTGTTCCAAATGCACGTATCACTGGCACATACAGTAACTTAACTGGTACAGGTGCGCTAGACGCAGGTAGCATTAGCAGTAACTTTGGTAACATCAACATTGGTACAAGCACCTTTAGTGGTAACGGTAGTGGATTAACAAACGTTGATGCAGAAACACTAGACGGTATTGACAGTGCAAGTTTCTTACGCAGCGACACAGCAGACACAATGAGTGCATTGCTTACAATTGAGTTTGCTGGCGACGAAATGTTACGCCTTACAGACACAAGTGCAACAGGCAATCCTTACATGAGTTTCTACCAAGCAGGTACAAGAGCAGCATATATTCAGTTTGTTGACAGCGGTAACAGACTACGTCTGTACAACGATACCAGTGATGACTTCATTGATATTAGATCAGGTCAAAATGGTGTTGAATACAACTATGACGGAACTGCTTATACAATGTGGCACAGTGGTAACGACGGTGCAGGTAGTGGACTAGATGCCGACTTACTAGATGGATTGAGCAGCGGCGCATTCCTACGCAGTAATGCTAACGACTCCTTTAGTGGAGAACTTAGCGGTGCAGGTAGTATTAATATCACAGGTAACGTAACTGCAAACCTATTCACAGGTGACGGTTCAGGTTTAACTGGTATTAGTGCTGATGACGCTAACACACTAGATGGTCTTGATAGTTCACAGTTTGTAAGAAGTGATGTAGACGACAGTGTAAGTGGTGTAATTACATTTAGCGGCAGCGGTCAAAACAGAATGAACTTGCGCAACACAACAAACGGTGGATACGTAGGTATTACATTCTCTGACCAAAGCAGTGCAACACAAGTAGGTACATTTAGATATACGCACATTGATACACAATCACTTGGTGGTAATGAAGCGTTTATCTTTGAAGGTACAGAAGCTACCACAGTATTGTACGTAGATGGCGTCTTCAAAGCATCAGGCGAAATAACTGCTTACTACTCAGATGAACGTTTGAAAGATTTCCAAGGTAAAGTTCCAAATGCATTAGACAAAATTATGAGTCTAAATGGATATTTGTTCACAGAAAATGCTAAAGCCAAAGAACTTGGATATAATAACGATCGAGTACAAATTGGTGTCAGTGCTCAAGAAGTTGAAGCAGTATTGCCAGAACTAATTGAAAAAGCACCAATACAAGGTGAGCATGATTATAAAACAGTCAAGTATGATAAAATGGTTCCTGTTCTTATTGAAGCAATCAAAGAACAACAAAAGCAAATCGATGAACTGAAAGCGATGGTACAAAAACTACTAGATAAATAACTGGGTAGCCAATTTATTGGCTATCCTTTATTGACACAGAGTAAATAGTGTGTTATTGTATAGAAAATAGGATTCGTAATGGCATTACCAGCAACAGGCAGCACAATATCAATGAGTGACATTCGCAATTATTTTGTGGGTGGTGGATTTGCCAGTAGCTACACAATCAGCGTACTTGGAACATATATTGGTATTAGTGCCGGTAATACAATATCAATGAGTTCAACATTTGGCGGATACTATTTTCCAATCTTACCTTAAGGAACAAACAATGAAAACACTATACGAAATTTTAAACGTAGATCTAGCACAAGAATATACCAAGGCACGTAAACTTGCAAAACTTGCAACATTAGAAATCGGTGATGCACAATTGGAAATTGCAGCTACAAATGCAATCAATGAAATGGATATTCCAGATGATGACGACAGACTGCATTGGATCATGACATTTGGCAAAGCAGCAGGTGCTGACTTGTTAACACTTGGAAAAGTACAACCAGAAAACATGATCAAAATGGCAAGTTTGTCAGCAGATGACTTCCAAGAATGTGTAAAAGTAGCAACCGGATCAGCACGTGATTGGAATCAGCTTACTATCAGTGCTGAAAAAGATCTTAATCAGGAAACAATTCCAAACACAATGCTCTAATGCAATTAAGTATTTGCGTACCAGCAGGCGACAAAGTACACACAATATTTGCTCAAAGTTTAGCAAATCTAACCAGTCGTTTAACCAAACTTTCGATAGAATACAATCTGCACATTGTTAGTAGCAGTGTTGTGTGTGAGTCACGCACACAACTTGCACGTGAAGCATTAGACAGTGGAGCAACACACTTGCTTTGGTTAGACAGTGATATATTTTTTCCTGCAAACGTTGTATTAGATCTTATGTCACACAAAAAAGATATAGTTGCTGCAACATACAGCACAAGATATGCACCATACCAAAGTGTGGCATTTACAGATCCTAACAACATGAATGCAAGACTTACAGCAACAAACGGTTTACACAAAGTGTGGGCAGTAGGCATGGGCTGTATGCTTGTAACAAGACAAGTGTTTGAAGATTTACCCAAGCCTTGGTTTGCACACGAATACAATAAAACTTTGGATACACACAGTGGCGAGGATATATACTTTTGTAATCAAGCAATGCATCATGGATATGATACTTACGTAGATGCTGATATAAAACTTGCACACATAGGAATAAAGGCTAATCAATTATGAGAGCAATAGACAGATTTGAACGTTTCGGAAATCCAGTTCACAACGGACAAGATTATTTAAAAAATCATATTTTTGAACAATATCCTGTTGTATATGATGAAACTGAAATAGCAGAGTGGCAAGGCAGTTCTGAATATGTTTGGTTAGTTGATCCAGAATTAAAAGTGTATGATAGCTTTCCGTGGTTTTATAAACCTTCGCCAGATGAAGCATTAGCAATTCATGCATTTCCTTATGTGTTTGAAAAAAGTCGTGAAGTAAAAAGTTGGGAAATGGTTAGGCTTGTTCCTACTGCATCTGGCGATTATGAAGTAAAAAAACACGCACATATTTGTGGACACTATGATCCTACAAAGGGCACAGGCAAATTTGAAATTTTTTATGTAGGATCAGATAAAACTGTATTAGATAAATTGATCGAAAGAGGGTTTGATGTACAAGTTGTGGAAAGTATACAACAAGCAAAAGAACGCAGTTTTACTGATATGTTTTGGATTGTACATGACGATACTGTGATTAGAGACACATTTAAATTTAGTTATACTCCAGATGAATGGAGTTATGACATGCCTCACGTTTTTGGTAACGGTGATATTGATCAACTAGATGGTATTGTTTTGTTGCCAAAAGATTATGCAGCAACAGATAAAGAAATCAAACATAGATTTTTTGTAAACAAAAAAGAAATTAGAATTATGGCTAGTAATCCTAGACCATATGATATTTTTGAAATCAACAATTATTATGATTATTTAAATGCTATGGATAAATCAACTACAGACATGTTCTGGGGTTATAGTAATCAAATTATAATCAATGACGATTTTAAGTTTGATTATTACATTAGTCATCATAGCAGTGACAAAAAATCTAATCATGCATGGCTAAACGGAAATAATTACAATGGCGTTTTCTTGTTTAGCAAAAGCAAAAGAGTAACCGAAGAAGAAATATTGTTTAGAGATATAAAAGAAAAAATTGAACACGAAGAAGTTGCTAGTGTTCCTAAAAACTTTGAACGCTTTGAAATTTATAGATATGAACAATACAAAAATGCACTAGAACATTGTGGCACTGATATGTTTTGGTTAATACCAAAAGATGTAGACATTGCAGAAGATTTTGAATGGGATGAATATTTCCATAAACAAGACACATTTGATATGAAAACTAACCATGTGTTTTTAAACGGCGATTCATATGACGGTGTTGCATTAATGTGTGCTAAAGCTGAAATCAGTGAAAAAGAATTTGAACACAGATTTTATGTAAACAAAAAGGAACACAAAGTTGTAGCAAGTACACCAAAACCTTATCAGCGCTTTACAATCAACAACTATGAAGATTATACAGAAGCACTATACAATTGTCACTCTGAAATGTTTTGGGGTGTTCCTGATGATGTAGAAATTGCAGAAGATTTTGATTTTAATTTATATTTTGATCATCATAATTCGTATGACAGAAATATAAATCATGTTTTTTTAAATGGAGAAAACTACGACGGAGTTGTGTTATTCAGTAAAAATGTTTTGGTAAGTGAAAAAGAAATAGAGCATAGATTTTTAATTAAAAAGAAAGAATGGGATATTGTAGCAAGTAATCCAAAACCATACCCGATATACACAGTAAATGATTATACAGATTATCTAAATGCTAAAAAAGATTGCAACTATGATATGTTTTGGATGGTAAATGACAGTTTCTTACCAGTAGCAGATTTTGATTGGAACTTTAATATTACACATCACAATCAATATGAACGTAAGATTAACCATGTTTGGAAAAACGGTGATTTTTTTGACGGTATTGCCCTTACAAGTACAAAATTAAATATCAGTCAACGTGAAATTGACTATAGATTTTTTGTAACTAAAAAAGAATATCCAGAGGTAGGCAGTAATCCAAAGCCTTACGATATTGTTTTTATTAGCAATGGTGAACCGAATGCAGATGATAATTTCGATATTTTATCAGAAAAATTTCCAAGAACTAAACGTGTAATGGATATTAAAGGCATTCATGCAGCACATAAACGTGCTGCTGAATTAGTAGAAACAGATATGTTTTGGGTAGTAGATGGCGATGCAGAAATTATTGATGGATTTGATTTTGATTACTATGTTCCTGCATACGATATCGACGGCAAAGAAACTGTACATGTATGGAGAAGTTTGAATCCTGTAAATGGTCTTGTGTACGGATATGGAGGTGTAAAATTATTACCTACACAATTAACAAGAAACTTAGATGAATCAACTACTGATATGACAACAAGTATCAGTGATAAATTTAAAGGTATCGAAGAAATGAGTAACACCAGTGCATTTAACACTGACTCATTTAGTGCTTGGCGTAGCGGATTCAGAGAATGTGCTAAATTAGCAAGTCGCACTATTGCTAGACAAAAAGATGAAGAAACAGAATTTAGATTAGATGCATGGTGTACACGAGGAGCAGACAAACCATTTGGTAAAGCAGCAATTGCTGGTGCTAAAGCCGGTAAAGAGTTTGGAGAACTTAACAAAGATAACATTGAAGAACTATCAAAAATCAATGACTTTGAATGGTTGAAAGAAGAATTTAAGAAATTATATCAATAAGTTTAGTTATAGTTTTTAACTTCTCTTGATTGGCTTTGTTTCGCAATGTGTTTTGTAATCCGTTGTGTAGTGGCTTTGGCCATGAATTAAAATTTACCCATGCATATCCATCATGCTCTTCATTTAGATTTGGAATAAATTCTTCACTAACTACACAAAAGTATGTGTGAAAATTAAAATGTTCATCTGTACTAACAAAAGTTTCTAATGGAATTGTTTTGTTTATTTCTGGCAAGAATCCAAGTTCTTCTTTTATTTCACGTTGTAAGCCTTGCCAAGGAGATTCTTTATCTTCATTGGTACCGCCTACTAGCCCCCAAAGATTTTTTGCTTTGCTTTGTGTTCTGTGTAAAAACAAAAAACGTTTGGTTTTGAGTGCATAAAAAAGTGCGCCACTGCAAATTATTTTGTTCATAAAAATAATTATCTTAAAGTGTTATTGTCCAAGTTCCTCGTGGATAATAACCGTCAACTGCTAGTTGCCAATAATAATTATTCCAATAGTATTGCTGACCGTTTGTAACATTAGTAACATAAGTTGTATCATTTTCTACACTACCGTCCCAAATTATGTTCCACTTTGATCCATCCCATTCTACAATATCATTTGCATCTGCAACAAAGTCACTGTTGTCTGCATTCTTCCATGCTTCTGCACCATCTTCGTTGAGATTTAAGACATACTTTACTTCGTCGCCTGCATCATAAGGTGTTCCTAGTGTTATAACAAATTTGTCATCAACGTTTGCTCCAGTAGCGGCAACACGTAATCCATTGACATATACATCAAAACTTGTTACAGTTTCGTCTCCAATTCTGTCTCCTAATGAACTTTTTGCAATTGTGTAGTCGATATCTGTGTTTATTTTATTACTACTGTATGTTGCAGTAAATGTTCTATCTACACGGAAGCCCAATGGACCTAGCAACAATATTCTTGTACCTACTGATTTAACACTACTTGGATTAAATTCTATAGGATTAACAATATAATTTATTGTGCCGTCAGTTTTTGTTGGACCTTCGATAAGTGTGTTGGTTGGTAATGTGTCTGTATCCCAATCAATATCTATAAAAGTAGGATCGCCATTTCTAACAACAAATGTCCCTACTATTTCGCTGGGTAATTCTGTTCTGCGTATTCTAAGCTGACTTATGCCTGGTTGATACTTTGCAGGTAATTCTGCTTCTAAAATATTTAACCAAGTAATTTCGCCAATTCTCAGTTTTCCGTTTAGTGCTAATTGTCCAGTTTCTTCTTGCACAATTAAATCAAAATTTCTGTAACTAGTTACAACTGGATTCAAATTATCTAAACGACCGTTAGGACCTATGCCTGTTATACTGTTGTTATTAACTATAGTACCATCCGGCAATACA